ACATCAATCTTTTTTTTGTTCATCTTCTTCTTTCTTTTTAATCCAGTATTTTGCATCTAACCTCATTGTAGGGTCTTGTTTTATTTCTTCTATACTTACCTCTGTAGTCTTAACATCTTTTACTTCATTAGTCATTATAAGTATTCCTGAGTTAAAAGCTGAAAGAAATACATTAGGACTTACTTTAAATAAAGTACAGAATTTACAAAACTTTTGTAAACTTAGACCATTTGTACCCTTTTCATATTTTTGGACTTGTTGAAATGTAACACCTATTTCTTTAGCAACCTTAGATTGTGTAATACCTTTACTTAATCTAAGTCCTTTTAGATATTCTCCACATTCTTTATTAAAATTATCCATCTTGTTTCTCCTTTTCTGTTTTAACTATCTTTAGTTTTGGTTTTACTTTAGCAAATTTATTAATATTTGTAATCAAGTCTTTATAAAATTGCTCATTGTGTTTTTTGTTATTTTTCATATTAAGAGCAGTAGTCAAATCATCTGTAATCATATTAAGAGATTTAATATCTTTTCTTAATAGTCTTATAAGTTTATCAAACTCTTTATAGTGTTCATTAAACTTATAAATATTATTATATAGTTTTTGATAATCTTCTGTTTGTCTTGCTCTTGTAAGTGTAGCTTCCTCTGTAATACTTTTAGAATTTTTACTTAATAAATAAATTACAAGAACAAGTATAAAAACGATTATCAAAGTTTCCATCATTTATCCTTTAAGTAAGGTGCTAACCAAACTTTACATTGTGCAGGCACAGTTCTTTTTTCTGCTTCTGCCTTTTTTCTTACTTGGTCATAAACAGATAATGATACAGGTATCTGAATCATTTTAGTTTTGACTTTTTCTTTTCTAGTTTGCATATTTCTCCTTTTTCATTAGTCGTAAAGCTATAATAATTTTTATTAAAAGTAAATAGAAAATATTAAGATAGGTGGAACTAACATGGTAAGGAGATAGCAAGGGATTGCTATATCTGAAATACCATTGGGTCATTACTGATACCCAATTCCACCTATACATAAAAACTGGTGGATTTTTCTCACCTATATATTTATTTGTCATACTTTTCCTTTTTAGTCAAGGGCGATCAACCTTGTCAAGTCAAAGACCAACCTAGGGAGGTTTCCACCGCCCTTAACATTTCTATGAGTTTTTATATTTATACAATATTGCTCATAGTTTTTTCTACCGCTAGGTAGAAACTCTTTTTACCAAGGTACATCAGTTACCTTTAGTTCAAAATCTTTTTCATCATAATCAGGATTAGGTATTTTGTTACCATCTTTATCTATAATTTCTTTTTCTTCACTATAGATTTTCTTTACATCATTTCCTGTTTTCCTTATGTCTGATAATATTTTATCGGTCCAAAACTCTTTTCTTTGTTGTGCTCCGTGAGTTTTAGTTGAAAAGTCATATACATTATCTGTATTTTCATCTCTTTCAGATACACCTAGACCAAACATATATTCATTTAACATCTTTTCGTATGCTTCATCTTTATCCTCTGCTAGAATTTTATATTTTACAGATATGACTATATCTTGTTCTACGATAAATTCTTTTTTACCAACATCTTTTTCGTTAAGCATTGGTTCTTTGTTTATTAAGTGATTTACGAACTCTGTCATATTAA